AACATGCCACAACCATCGACTCCGTCGGAGTCGCCACCGCCCCAACTAGTAGGGACAGGAGGAGACAGTCAAAATGGAAGCTGACTTCAGTGGTTACGCTACCAAGGCTGGCCTCAAGTGCTCCGACGGTCTAACCATTACGGCTGAGGCCTTCAAGCACATGGACGGGATGAAGCTTCCTCTCGTCTGGCAGCACGGACACAACAAGGCCGACAACGTTCTGGGTCACGCCAAGCTGGAAGCTCGTGGTGATGGCGTCTACGCATACGCCTTCTGCAATGAGACGCCCCAGGGCAAGAACGCGAAGATGTTGGTCGAGCATGGCGACATCACGATGATGTCGATCTACGCCAACCAGCTCGTCAAGAAGGGCAGCGTCGTCACTCACGGAATGATTCGTGAAGTCAGTCTGGTTCTCGCTGGTGCCAATCCTGGTGCCAAGATCGACTGGGTGAGTGTCAGGCACAGTGACGGCGACATCGAGGCTCTCGAGGACGAGGCCATCATCCACACCGGGCTCAAGTTCGAGCTCGAACATGCTGAGGAAGATACGTCATCTGATGAGGGTGATGAGACTCTTCAGGACGCCTACAACAACCTCTCAGATGAGGCGAAGAACGTCGTTCACGCCATGGTAGAGGCCGCGTTGGAACTCACTGTCAAGAGTGACGCCGCGGAGCATTCCGAAGACAAGGCCGACGACTCCGACGGCGACGACAAGAAGACTGACGAGGGCGACCTCAATCACCAGGAAGGAGCGGACATGTCGCGTAACGTGTTCGAGCAGCAGGGTACCGACGTCGAGGTGAAGAAGCACACGCTGTCGCACGCCGATGTTCAGGGGATCATGGCCGACGCCGTTAAGATCGGCTCCCTCAAGGAGGCCGCCCAGAACTACGCTCTTCAGCACGGGATCGAGAACCTCGAGGTTCTGTTCCCGGATGCCCAGACTCTCAGCAACACCCCCGAGTGGATCAAGCGGCGGACCGAGTGGGTCTCCGGTGTTCTCGGTGGTGTGCGGCGGAGTCCCTTCTCCAGGGTCAGGACTATCCTGGCCGACATCACCATGGAGGAGGCTCGGGCCAAGGGTTACATCAAGGGGAACTTCAAGAAGGAAGAGTTCTTCTCGGTCACCAAGCGGACGACCGGACCCACGACCGTCTACAAGAAGCAGAAGCTCGACCGTGACGACGTGGTCGACATCACCGACTTCGACGTGGTCGCCTGGATCAAGGGCGAGATGCGTCTGATGCTGGAGGAGGAGCTCGCTCGGGCGATCCTCATCGGTGACGGTCGTGACGTGTCCGACGAGGACAAGATCAAGGACCCCGTCGGTCAGACCGACGGTCTGGGTATTCGTTCGATCCTGAACGAGCACGAGCTCTTCGCTACCGTCGTCAACGTCAATGTCGGTGCGACCCCGGATTACTACGAGGTCGTGAAGGCGGTCAAGCGTGGTATGCAGTTCTACCACGGCACCGGTACCCCGACGTTCTACACCACTCGTACCGTGCTGGTGGAGATGCTCCTGACGGAGGACTCCTTCGGTCGTCCGCGCTGGGAGACCAAGGAGGCTCTCGCTGCGGCTCTGATGGTCGACCGGATCGTCGAGGTCGAAGTGATGCAGGATCACACGGATCTGTTCGGCATCATCGTCAACCTGGGTGATTACAATGTCGGTGCCGACAAGGGCGGTGAGGTCACTCTCTTCGACGACTTCGACATCGACTACAACCAGCTCAAGTGGCTGATCGAGACTCGGATATCCGGTGCTCTGGTCAAGTACAAGTCTGCCCTGGTCGTTAAGCGAGTCTCCAGCTCCAACGTTCTGGCCACTCCGGTGATGCCGACCTTCGTGGAGAGCACGGGCGTCGTCACCATCCCGACCGTGACCGGCGTTACCTACGTGAATGCAGACACCGACGCCACGCTGACGCCTGGTGCTCAGAGTGCTCTCGCTGAGGGTGCGACGCTCAATGTTCTGGCTACCGCGGACAGTGGTTACTACTTCGCCACCAACGCCGAGGACGAGTGGTCGTTCACCCGTCCGGCTGCCTGATAGTCGACTCTAGCCATGGCAAGATTCCACGGTAAGGTCGGTTACGGCGAAACTGTGGAGACGTCTCCTGGAGTCTGGGAGGATGTCATTACTGAGAGATCATATTTCGGTGATGTGCTTCGTAATACTCGCAGACTCCAGGAGGGAGAGAGCGTCAACGACAATCTCTCGGTGAACAACTCCATTAGCATCGTCGCGGACGCGTACGCCAACGATCATTTCTTTGCCATTCGCTATGTCGAGTGGATGGGGTCTCTGTGGAAAGTCTCGGATGTCGAGGTTCAGAGGCCCCGTCTTATCTTGAGGCTGGGAGGTGTCTACAATGGCCCCAAGGCTGCAACTCCAGACACTCCTTGAGGGGATTCTGGGTAGCGGCAATGTATATTTCCAGCCTCCCGCTACCGTACAGATGCAATATCCTTGCATCGTGTACGCAAGGGACAACGCGAAAACTGAGTTCGCCGGAAACAACCCGTACACCTACAACAAGCGCTACATGGTGACGGTAATTGACAGGAATCCCGACAGTGAGATCCCTGACAAGGTCGCCAAGCTTCCGACGTGTCGACTCAATCGGATCTACACGGCGAACAATCTTCACCATGATGTGTTCAATCTCTACTTCTGAGAGGAAGTAAGCAAATGGCCCTGCTCACGTGGGATCAGACCGGCGAACGCTACTACGAGACCGGTGTGGATCATGGAGTCCTCTACCTTCCGAACGGTGTGGGTGTCTATGACACCGGCTTCTCCTGGAACGGTCTGGTCTCCGTCACCGAATCGCCTTCTGGTGCCGAGTCAAACCCGCAGTACGCGGACAACATCAAGTACCTCAACCTGGTCTCCGCTGAGGAATTCGGTGCGACCATCGAGGCCTTCACCTACCCGGACGAGTTCGCGGAGTGCGATGGTACGGTGATGCCGCAGCCTGGTGTCTCCGTGGGTCAGCAGAACAGGAAGCCCTTCGGTCTGTCTTACAGGACCCGTCTCGGAAACGATCTGAACGGTACTGACTACGGATACCGGCTGCATCTGATCTACAATGCTCTCGCGGCTCCTTCAGAGAAGGCCTACACGACGATCAACGACTCGCCAGAGGCCATCACCTTCAGCTGGGAGCTGACCACCACCCCCGTCGAGGTCGGTATGGTCGACTCGGTGATGTACAAGCCGACGGCCAGTCTGACAATCGACTCTACCAAGGTCAATGCTGCGGCTCTGACCACCCTCGAAGAGTTCCTCTACGGGACTGCTGGCACGGACCCTTCCCTGCCTGCTCCTGCCGATGTCCTCGGTCTGTTCTCCGGCACCATCACTACTGTGACGCCGGTTGCTCCGACCTACGACTCCGGTACCGACACGATCACGATTCCTTCGGTGACTGGTGTGAACTACTACATCAACAACGAAGTGGTGACCGGTGCGGTCGTCATTACCGAGAACACCATGGTCACGGCGAAGCCTGCCGCTGGCTACAAGTTCACGACCGGTACGGACGACGACTGGTTCTTCAGCTTCTCGTAAGAGAAGAAGTAAAAAGGAGGGAGGCCAGGGATGCTGACCATAGTAATACCATTGGGTGAGTCATTCGACGAGGAGAAGAACGAATTCATCGTTACCGAGTCGTTTGAGATGGAGATGGAACACTCTCTGGCCTCCCTGTCAAAATGGGAGTCATTCTTCGAGAAACCATTCCTTGGTGCAAACGACAAGTCTCCCGAAGAGACTCTCTGGTACATCAAGGCGATGGTAATTACTCCGGAACTTCCCCCGGGAATTTTCGACAAACTTTCTCAGAGGAATTTCGAGGAGATCAACAAGTACATCGGTGCGAAGATGACTGCGACTTGGTTCAATGAGTCACCCAACCAAAGACCAATTCGTGAAGTCATCACTGCAGAGATTATCTATTACTGGATGATCTCGTTCAACATTCCATTCGAATGTCAGTATTGGCATCTGAATCGACTGCTTACCCTCATCAAGGTGTGTAGTCAGAAGAATGCTCCTCAGAAGAAGCAATCGAGACGAGACATGATCGCCCAACGTCAAGCTCTCAATGCTCAGAGGAAGAAGTCACTAGGGACTAGCGGGTAAAGGAGGAATACCACGTGCCAAGACTTGCCTGGAACTCTTCCGGTACCCGTTCCTACGAAACCGGTGTGGACCGAGGTGTTCTCTACGTTGCAGGTCATCCGGGTGTTGTCTGGAACGGTTTGACATCAGTCACTGAGAATTCCTCTGGCGGAGAAGCAAAGCCTTACTACATCGATGGTGTAAAGTATGCCAACGTGCCGACATATGAAGAGTATGAGGCTACGATCACGGCTTTCACCTATCCTGATGAGTTTCTGGAATGCGAGGGTCGTACTCAGGCCCGTTCGGGTCTCTTCGTGACTCGTCAGCGTAGAAAGTCTTTCGGATTCTCCTACAGAACTAGAGTCGGTAACGACCTGTCAGACGAGCACGGATACAAGATCCACATCGTTTACAATGCTTTGGCTTCACCGTCCGATCAGGAATACACGACTGTCGGTGATTCAACCGAAGCCATGGACTTCAGCTGGAACATCACCACTCGTCCTCCGGCAATTTCCGGTTATCGACGCACGTCTCATTTCGTGATCGACTCCCGAAGCACAGACTCTGTTGTCCTCGGAATCGTCGAGGATATTCTATATGGGAATGAGGCTGAAACAGCCAGACTTCCCACCTTCGATGAGCTTCTCGAAGCATTTGATACCATCTCCAATCTCGTCATCACTGATAATGGCGATGGTACGTGGACGGCGACCGCCCCATTCGACGTTATTCAAATGCTGGACGACACAACGTTTCAAATCACTTCGCCGATGGCCGAATTCATCGATGAAGATTCATACACCATCAGCTCGGAGTAGAAAGGCGATCACGTGGCAACTATCACTGGTTTGACTGCTGACAGAATGCTCGCGATCGAGGCGGCAACCGTAGTCGGTGGTGCGTTCGATTCTGCAAGCCATCTTCAGCTTGAGAAGCATGACGGAACCCTGGTCGACGCGGGAGCTCCTCCGGATGCTACCGAAGCCGCAAAGGGTATCGTTGAACTTGCCAGCAGTGCCGAGGTCATCGCGGGTACGGATGCTCTTCGTGCGGTGACCCCCGCTGGCCTGGCTGCCATTCCTGGCAACAAGGTTCAGAACCTCACTACCAACAGCATTGCCGAGAGTGCAGATTATACTGCATATCCCGTCGGTGTTTCCACAATGACTCTCACCACAGGATCAGGTTGGTCTCTGGCTTCAGGGTTTGGGCTCGTCATGACCATCAAGGTAGATGGGGAGCGGTGTTTCCAGACCTTCTATGCAAGAGCTGGTGGGTCTTCTGGAATTTGTAAATCCTGGATGCGATCGTATCATCTCGTGGATAATGGTGGTGGTTGGACAACCTGGCAGTTGATCACGGTTGTGGCAACTATTCCCGCAGCTGGCGTGACCCAATCAATTCCACTCACCAACTATCCTCAGGGTACGTGTCGAATCTACTTCACGTCGGCTCAGTCGACTGGTTGGGATTTCGCTGGTAAGGCTGGCGAAGTGGTCACCTACTACGATGGCGTCGACTACGCAAAGCAGACCTGGACGTCTCATGCGAGTGGTAGCAGTAACAAGCCCGAGACATGGATTCGTACAGGTAACGTTGCGAGTGGCTGGTCTGCATGGACCGTTGTTGCCAATCCTGGTGAATGGACCACCTATACACCTACGTGGACGGCGGGTGGAACTAATCCTTCACTAGGCAATGGAACGTTGATCGGACGATACACCCGAGTTGGACGAACGATCACATTCCAGGTTAATCTCACCATGGGTTCTACAACTACATATGGCTCGGGAGGCTACGAGTTTGCTCTCCCAGTGCTTGCAGCCAACGTAGGTGCACATTACATTGGCAATGTACATGTCCTTGCTGGTAATCGATATTTTGGACATGTGTTGGTGTCACCAGCGAACACAACAACTTCCCCATTCCTTGCAAATACGTCGAGTCAACTTGTCGCTATGGCACAAGGAACTCCAGTAACTTTGTCATCTGGAAATCAGATTCGAATTACTGGAGTATACGAAGCAGCTAGTTAAAAGGAGAAGCTAGGTGGAAAGTCTTCATATTCGTCTGGAAGTCGATTCAAACAGCCCTCTCTATGAGGTTGTTATGAATGATGATGGACCAGACAGTGGTAGCAACTTCAGCTTCTACATCAGCGGTCAGCTTGGTGGAAGCACTACTTTTGCCGATATTGAGGCCGCGGTCCAGGCATTCGCTACTTCTATCAGCACCGAGACGGGACACACGCTCGTAGCCGTTAAGAACGTTTCGGTCAACCAAACCACGCTCTAAACTCATGAAGGAGTCGAATTGATTTCCATGCGATCAACCGGCTCCTTCAGCAAGACGGAGTCTGCTCTAAAGCGGATGAGAAAGCCGGATATTCTCTCGATTCTGCAGTCAGGCGGAAGAGAAGGGGTAAGTGCTCTAGTTCGAGCGACTCCTATCGACTCTGGTCTGGCTGCAGATTCGTGGGACTTCGTTGTCTCATCCGACAGGGGAAGATACACAATCACCTGGACTAACAACGACGTCGAAAACGGGTTTCCAGTTGCGATCATGCTTCAGTACGGGTATGGCACGGGAACCGGAGGTTATGTTCAAGGTCGTGATTACATCAACCCTGCAATCCAGCCTATATTTGACAGCATTGCCGATAAAGTGTGGAAGGCGGTGACCTCAGCGTGACGTCCCCAGTCGAAAACCGTGTTGTACAGATGCAGTTCGACAATGCTCGATTCGAACAGCGTCTGAATCAGACGATCGCCTCGTTGGATCGTCTTAACAAGACTCTTCAGCTGACTGGAGCCACCAGAGGCCTTACCGACATAGGCAATGCAGCTGCCAATCAAGCTTCTTCCCTTCAGAACATCGAAGCCAGTGCCCAGAGCATATCTGATCGCTTCAAGGCGATGGGTGTCGTCGGTGTAACTGCTCTGGCTACGGTCACGCATTCGGCGATTACTGCAGGTAGTCAGTTCCTCAAGTCTTTTACTTTCGCGCCCATCATGGAGGGGTTTCGAGAGTATGAGACGAACATCAACTCAATTCAGACAATCCTAGCGAACACAGGCCTTGAGGGAGAGAAGGGTCTCGCAAAGGTCAATTCTGCTCTGGATGAGTTGAACCATTACTCAGACCAAACCATCTACAATTTCTCCGAGATGGCTAAGAACATCGGCACTTTCACGGCTGCTGGTGTTGAGCTGGATACAGCGACTTCAGCGATCAAAGGTATCGCAAACCTTGCTGCTATCTCCGGTTCCAACTCGGAGCAGGCTTCCACAGTCATGTATCAGCTTTCGCAGGCTATATCTGCGGGAACTGCAACGCTGGAAGACTGGAACTCGGTCGTCAATGCTGGTATGGGCGGCAAGGTTTTTCAGGAGGCTCTGAAGGATACTGCTCGCGTTCATGGTGTCGCTATCGACGACATGATCAAGGATGCTGGTAGCTTCCGCCTATCCTTGCAAGAGGGATGGCTCACTGGTGAGATTCTCACTGAGACTCTCCAGAAGTTCACCGGTGATCTTACCAAGTCTCAGCTCAAGTCCATGGGCTACAACGAGGAACAGATCCGCGGCATTCTCAAGATGGGTAATACTGCCCGGGATGCCGCTACCAAGGTCAAGACCATGAGTCAGCTCATCAACACCCTTCAGGAGGGGTTGAGTTCTGGCTGGGCCAAGACTTGGCAGACTGTGTTCGGTGACTTCAATGAGGCCAAAACTCTCTTCACCGAAGTGGGTACGGTTCTTGGTGGGTTTGTCGACAGTTCCAATGATGCCCGTAACAAGGTTCTCGGAGACTGGAAGGAACTCGGCGGTCGTACTGTTCTGATCGATGGCATCAAGAATGCTTTCGAAGCTTTGATGTCGGTAATCAGACCGATCAAGGAAGCTTTCCGAGAGATATTCCCGGCCACAACCGGACGTCAGCTCTATGAAATGACAGTCACTTTCCGTGATTTCATGGAGAGGTTGAAGCTCGGTGAGGGAACTGCGGAAAACCTCCGGCGGACATTCGCCGGGTTCTTTGCAGTTCTCGGCATCGGCTGGGAGATCGTCAAACAGGTTGCGAAGACTATATTTGGTCTCTTCGAAACCGTTGGCGAGGGTAGCGGTGGCTTCCTCAAGAGTACGGCAAGTGTCGGTGACTTCCTGGTTGCTTTGCACAAGGCAATCAAGGAGGGTGAAGGCCTTACCAAGTTCTTCGAGGGTCTCGGTGCTATTCTCGCTGTTCCGATCAGGCTGGTTCAACGGCTTGGCGGATATTTGGTCGATCTCTTCGAAGGTAGCGGTACCGATAGTACGAGCGCTGGAAAGAACGTCGGCGAATTCACTGATAAACTTGATGTCATGGCCCGAGTCGGTGAGAAGATCACCGATATTTGGGAGAACATCGGAAAGGTCATGGATCGGGTCTGGAGTGGCGTCCAGACTATCGGCAGCAACATAGCCGACTTCTTCGACAACTTCGGATCTGGCATCGGTGAGGAACTTCAGGATCTGGATCTCACCGACGTCTTTGCAGGAATCAATACGGGTCTCTTCGGCGCCCTTGTGCTGGCTCTCAGGAATTTCCTGAGTGGTGGCGGTGGTGGTCTTATGGAGGGCATTACCGACTCCATCGAGGCCTTCACTGGTGTTTTGAAATCCATGCAGACGACTCTGAGAGCGGCAACACTTCTTCAGATCGCTCTGGCTGTGGGTATTCTTGCTCTTGCAATGAGCACCCTTTCCGAGATTGATCAGGAAGGACTAACTCGAGCGGGTACCGCAATTGGTGCTCTGTTCGCTCAGTTGGTTACATCTCTGCTCGTCTTCGAGAAGATCTCGGGATTCAAGGGTTTCGCCAAGATGCCCTTCGTTGCTACGTCGATGATTCTTCTCGGAGTCGCGATCAACATCTTGGCTATTGCAGTCAAGAATCTGTCTGAGCTTAGTTGGGAGGAGCTCGGTAAAGGTCTTACCGGAGTCATAGGTTTGCTTGGCGCCCTCGTTGGCGTCTCCCAGCTTATGGGCAATCCTGGCAAGATGATCTCGACAGGTCTCGGGATGATCGCTCTAGCAGCGGCTATCAAACTACTTGCCGATTCTGTCACAGATTTGTCCGGGCTCAGTTGGGAGGAGATGGCTCAGGGGCTGGTGGGTGTTGGTGCTCTTCTCGGGGCTCTGACTCTCTTCACCAGATTCTCTAAAGCAAGCGCCGCGGGACTCGCTCAGGGTGCCGGAATTGTCCTTCTCGCCTTCGGTATCAAGCTACTTGCCGATGCTCTCAAGGATATTTCCAAACTCTCGTGGGGCGAACTCGGAAAGGGTATGGCGGGATTGGCCGGTGGGCTGGCGATCATCGCAGCCGCACTCAAACTGATTCCCGCTCAGGCCATCCTGGGTGGTGGCGGAGTTCTTCTAGTAGCTCTGTCGCTGGGTATGGTGGCTGATGCCCTTGACGAGATGGGGCAAATGAGCTGGAGCGAGATCGGACGTGGTCTCACTGCAATGCTCGGTGCTATGACCATCATTGCGGCTGCTTTGTACGTGATTCCTCCGGCGGCAATTCTCGGTGCGGCTGGTGTCCTCATTGTAGCTTTCGCGCTCAAGGAGATTGCGAAGGTCCTCGATGAGATGGCTCAGTTCAGTTGGGAGGAAATCGGCAAGTCGATGACTATGCTTGCCGGTACTCTGGGAATCATCGCAGCAGCGTTGTTCGTCATGCAAGGTGCTCTTCCTGGTGCGGCTGCAGTTCTTATTGTCGCGGCATCTCTGGCAATTCTTGCGCCAGTTCTCATGCAGTTCAGTCAGATGTCTCTCGCCGAGATCGGTACGAGTCTTCTGATGCTGGCCGGTGTATTCACAGTGTTCGGTCTGGCGGCTTTCGTTCTGGCGCCCGTCGTTCCTGTGATGATCGGTCTCGGTGCTGCCGTTGCTCTTTTGGGTATCGGTATGCTGGCTGCTGGTGCAGGAGTGCTCTTGTTCGCGACTGCTCTAACGGCTCTGGCAGCCGCGGGAGTAGCAAGTACGGCGGCTATCGTCGGAATCGTGGCCGGTCTGGTTGGCCTTATTCCAATGGTGATGGAACAAATCGGACTCGGTCTGATTGCCTTTGCTGAGGTGATCGGAGAGTCTGGTCCTGCCATTACCAGGGCTATCACTGAAGTACTCAATGCGTTGCTTGATGCCATCGAAGAAGTAACGCCTCGGGCTGTTGAGCTATTGCTCGAGATGCTCGTGATGATGTACAACAAGATGGCCGATTACGTTCCTCAGATGGTTGATGCTGGTCTTCGTCTGTTGACCGGCGTTCTCGATGGCATCGCCGATAATATTGACGATGTCGTCGACTCTGCTGTGGATATCGTGACTGAGTTCATCGATGCCATCGGTGATGCAGGTGTCGATATTATCGACGCTGGTGCTGAGATGATCATCGACTTCATTAACGGTGTCGCTGACTCCATCGACGAACATTCGGAAGAGCTTGGAGAAGCCGGTGCGAACCTCGCTGAGGCCATCATCGAGGGCATGGTTGACGGTCTTGCCGCCGGTGGTGGTGAGATTCTGGATGCCGCTAAGAACATGGCACAGAATGCTCTTGACGGCGCCATGGGCCTTCTTGGAATTCACTCACCTTCTCGCGAGTTCAATAAGATCGGTAAGTTCGTTGTTCAGGGTTTCCGTCAGGGTATCGACGGCAACAAGCAGGAGATCAATCAGGCTTTCAGTACTCTGAAGGGTCAACTGCGACAGTTCGTCAGCGATTCCAAGCAGGAGGTCAAGAGACTCGAGCAGGAGCTGAAGCAACTCCGGGATTCCGACAAGAAGGAGGACAAGCGAAGGGCCGCCAAGATTGCCGCACAGCTTGCCCGGGAGAAGCGAGAGCAGGCTGCTGCCCAGGCTACGTACGAACAGCTCTCGAAGAGACTGGACGACGAGCAGAGGAAGCTTGGACGTCTTGCGGACAGGTACGATGAACTGACTGGCAAGATCGAACGAGCTCAGCAGAGACTACAGAATGCGATCCGAACCCGGGACGACTACAACAAGCAGATCAAGGACCAGTATTCGGATATTCCGAGTGCTACCGGTGAGACGAAGGTCGCTGACTACATCGCAGATCTCAAAAAGCAGGTTGAGGACACGAAGGTGTTCGCTAATGCTTTGGCCAGACTGCGTGATCTCGGCATCAATGACGAGATGTACAAAGACCTTCTCGCCACTGGTCCTGAAGCTCTGCCGTTCGTCCAGGAACTCCTTGCTGGTGGCAAGCGTGGTGTCAACCAGATCAACGCGCTTAACAAGGAGCTGAACAAGACCGGCAAGGCTCTGGGTAAGGAGGCCTCCAGCGAGCTCTACCAGGCTGCTGTGGACTCGGCCCGTGGCATTGTTGACGGTCTGAAGAAGCAGCGCAAGGCCATCGAAGAGCAGATGGACAGGATCGCCGATGCGATGGTCAAGGCTCTCAAGAAGAAGCTCGGAATCAAGTCTCCTTCGAAGGTGTTCGCCGAACTCGGTGGATATTCTGCGCAGGGTCTGACGAAGGGCTTCAAGGACTCGACTGGAGATGTCGCCAAGTCTGCAGAGGACATGGGCGATACGGCTATTGACTCACTTCGTAAATCGCTTTCCAAAATGGCTGAAGCTGTTGATGGGGAGATCGATACGAAGCCGGTTATCAGTCCAGTTCTGGATCTGGACGGGGTCAAGAAGGACGCCACGAAGATCGGCGGAATGCTTGATACTGCGTCTATATCCGCGAGCTCCGCCTACAACAAGGCGAAGATCATCTCTCAAACTCAGGCGAACACCGGTTCGTCCGGGCCAACTACGAAGGATGTTCAGCCTTCGGTCGTCTACAACCAGTACAACAACTCTCCTAAGGCCTTGTCTTCGGCGGATATTTATCGCCAGACGAAGAATCAACTATCCACAGCGAAGGGGGCTCTGTCAACGTAATGCTTGTTCAAGTAGAAGTCAGAACACCTAACGGTGACTTGCTGACCCTGCCGCTGGAGGACATTGACAACGGCCTGATCATCCAGGAAGTTGAAGGTCTTGATCCGGTAAAAGCGACTCTGGTGTCGACGAGCTTTGCTCAGATGCCTGGTGCTCAGTACCAGTCAAGCAGGAGAGAAACCCGTAATATCACGATCAAGCTCGGTCTTGATCCCGATCCGTTGACTGAGACCGTGAGAGAACTGAGGAATCGTCTATACGCTTTCTTCATGCCTCAATCCTCGATCAGTCTTCGTTTCGTTATGGATGATCTGGAAGTCGACATTGAGGGAAGAGTGGAGACTTTCGAATCTGCTCTTTTCACGCAGGAACCGGTAGTAGATATTTCGATCATCTGCTTCGATCCTGATTTCTGGGATGCTACGCCGGTTGTGATGAATGGTTCAACAGTTTCGAGTACGACGGAAACACCCGTCACTTATGAGGGAACCGTTGAAACGGGACTGTTGTTCACTCTCAATGTCGACCGGACTCTCAGCGAGTTCACGCTCTACCATAGAGCCCCGAATGACGATATTCGTGTGCTCGATTTCTCTGCTCCCCTTGAGGCTGGCGACGTGTTGACCATCAGTACTGTTTCCGGTCTCAAGGGGGCAACCCTGACCCGTATGGGAGTAGACAGCTCAGTCTTGTACGGGATATCTCCACAATCAACCTGGACTGAATTCATGCCAGGAGATAACTTCGTCCGTGTTTACGCGGAAGGAGCTGCTATTCCTTACAGCATTGAATACATTACCAGGTATGGGGGTCTGTGATGGAAGTTTACACTCTGGACCCCCTACTTCGTCGGGAAAGCGTTATCGACAGTTTCGAGTCTCTTATATGGACCGAGAGATTCAATGAATACGGCGATTTCCAGCTGGATATTCGCTCTACTGTTGACAGTAGACGTCTTCTCATTCCGGGTATGCTTCTTTCCATGAATGAATCCTATCGAGTTATGATGGTTGAAACCATTGAGGATTCGGTGGATTCCGAAGGATCGAAAATTCTCTCGGTACAAGGCAGATCTCTGGAAGCAATTCTTCTCGATCGCGTTGCAAAGGAATCTCTTAGTGATTTGACCACTTCCCCAAAGTGGGTTATCACTGATACTCCCGCGGATATTGCGAGGAAAATCTTTCATGATATTTGCGTTACTGGAATTCTGAATTCAGGTGATGTGATTCCCTTTATCATTGAGGGAACTTTCATGCCTGAAGACACAATTCCAGAATCGACTGACGACATCACTGTCGAATTGGACCCGACGACAGTATACGACGCCATCAAGGATATTTGCACGGTCTGGAATATGGGTTTCCGGATTCTGCGTAACTTTGATATGTCGCAGCTGTATTTCGACATCTACACAGGAAGTGACCGTACCACCGGTCAAACGACACTGCCGTCAGTCGTATTCACTCCAGAACTGGACAACCTTCAGAACACCAGAGAACTCACGACCATCGATAAGGCGAAGAACGTAGCTTATGTATATTCTCCGGCCGGTTTTCAGATGGTATATGCTGTGGGTGTTGATCCGGAAGTGGAAGGGTTCGAACGCAAGGTTCTGGTAGTTAATGCCAGTGATATTACATCGGATAATCCTGATGTGATTAC